TGTCACGGGTGGGGGGGGGGCACGGGGGGTGGGGGGCCCCCCCCCCCCGCCCTACGCAAGCCGGCAGGCTCCAAGTCAACTATTCGGGCAATTTCCAGATCAGCATCCCCGATCTGTCGGACTACCGGCTGCTCAACGCCCGCGAAAAACTCGAATACGAACGTCAGGCCGGCGTCTACGGCGATTTCACGGGCAGCAGCAGTACCGACGTCACCAACCAGAAATCCTACTACGAAAAACTCGACCGGGTCAACGCCGGCGTCAACACCGACTGGAAGCGAATGGCGCTGCGCACGGGATTCAACCACATCCATAATCTGATGCTCTCGGGCGGCAGCCAAGATTTCCGTTACAACGTGTCGGGCAGTTACAACTCCACGACGGGCGTGATGGACGAATCGGACAAACAGACGGCGTCGCTGCGCATCAACCTCACCTACGGCGACATGAACAAGCTCTTCTTCCAAAACATCGCGTCGCTCACACAGAGCAATTCGAACGACGTGCCCTACGGAAGTTTCTCGGACTACGTGTCGCTCAATCCCTACGATCGCCCCTACAACGACGACGGTTCGCTCAACAGCGTCCTCTCGTTCAATACGGCCAATCCGCTCTACGAAAAGTCGCTGAGCAGCTACATCCGCAACACGTCGGGCAGTTTCATCGACACGTTCCGCGTGCGCTGGAACATTCTCAAAGGGCTGCGCGTCGAAGCGTCGCTGTCGTACACCCAGACCAAAAGCGAAGGCGAGACCTTCTACTCGCCCCTCTCGCAACAGTTCAACAACACGATCGACGCGAACAAGAAGGGCAGTTTCGACGTATCCAACGGCACGACGCACAACCTGTCGGGAAACGCCTTCGCCGTCTACAACAAAGCGTGGAACCGGCGAGGAGGAGACGCCTCCGACCTGCTCAGCCTCACGGCTGGATTCAACATCGAATCGACCCGTTCCGAAAGTCACTCTTTCTCGGCGCTGGGCATCCTTTCGGACAAACTCGAACACCCCTCGATGGCCACGGGATACGCCGAAAGCCGCCCGGGCGGCAGCGAAGACCGTTCGCGTATGCTCGGATTCTACGTCAACGCCAACTACATCTGGCACAACCGCTATTTCGTCGATCTCTCGTTCCGTTACGAGGGCTCCTCGAAATTCGGCGCCGACAACAAGTACGCCCCCTTCGGATCGCTGGGGCTCGGCTGGAACCTTCACAAGGAAAGGTTCCTCAAAGGGAGCGCCGTCTCGCTGCTCAAACTGCGCATGAGCATGGGTTACGTCGGCAACGCCGGATTCAGCCCTTATCAGGCGCAGCTGGCCTACCAATACAGCTCCTCGCTCCAATACAACGGCGGAATCGGCGCCGTGCCCGTCTCGATGGTCAACCCCCGTCTGAAATGGGAACGCAGTCTCAAACGCAATCTCGGCCTCGATTTCGGACTGTGGCGCGACCGCCTCAACGGCAGCGTCGACGTCTACTACGACACGACCAACGATCTGGTGATGGACATTTCCAAACCGGCGCATATCGGATTCACGAGCGCCAAGGAGAACCTCGGCAAGATCCGCAACAGCGGTATCGAACTGTCGCTGCGCGGGAACGTGCTGCAACGCAAACACACGAATCTGAACCTCTTCCTCAATCTGAGCCACAACCGCAACCGGATCGTCGAGATCAGCGACTACCTGAAAAACAAGAACGCCGAGAACGAAGCCAACGCCACCTCGTCGCTTCCGGCCGCCTTCTACGAAGAAGGCGAGTCGATGACGGCACTCAAAGTGATGCGCTCGGCGGGAATCAATCCGGCCAACGGCAAGGAGGTCTTCATCGACCGCGACGGCAATCCCACCTACGAATACGACTACCGCGACAAGTACGTCGCGGGCGACACGACCCCCGCCGCTCTTGGGTGGCTCCTTCCCCCGCGTGCGGGCAACTCCTACTCTTTCGTGGATGTGAACACCGACGGCACAGTCGCCGGCGACATCGCGGACACTTCCCTCGGCTTCGCGCCCGGCTTTTGCGTATAATTCGGAAATCGAGACTTGCGCCCTCAATGGGCGCATAGTCGGCGAGGAGGAAAGAAAATGTCCGTACCAAAATCGAGACGCGGCGAAAGCCCGGCGGAGTATATCAACCTCGCCCGCGAGATTTATGTATTCACATACAACCGCGTCCGCATCCTGCCGAAAAGCTACACTTTTTATTTTTCTTTGCCGCTCTACAACGCGGCGCGAGAGGCTTATCGCATGATAAAGACGGCAAACCTCATTTGCGTTGACGAGAAATCTCCCGAGGAGATACGCCGCCGGAATATCCAGCGGCGGAAAGAGTATTACGAGACGGCACAGGGCTATTATAACTCAATGCTCGACGTGCTCGACCTCGCGTATATGACCGTCAACCATGAGAAGATACCGCCGAACGTCCTCAAAGAGTGGGTAAAGCTCATTACGGACGAGCTCTCGCAAATCTCTAAAATCAAGCGGAGCGATAAGGCGCGAGCTTAATCCTCCGAGTGATTAGGTTATATTCCGCATCGCCGCTAATTGGTGGCTCCGTTCCCCGAATGCGAGCAACTCCAACAATTTCGTGAATGTGAACACCGACGGCACAGTCAACAACAACAACGCGAACAATTCCCTCGGCTTCGCGCCCGGATTTTATATCGACACGGGGCAGACCGAATAACTCCTCACGGAGCGAAAGCAGTCCCCATATAAAAGGGGAATATAACCTCTCTGACGGCCTCGCGCCGTCGGACAAACATATACCGCGATACGGTTAGCCGGACGCTCCTTGCATGGGTGCGGAGTGCGTGTTTTCCGTGCTTTCATGGCTCGCCGTTACGCATTTTAGACAACACGCCGAGAAAGAAATGTACGAGGTATTTTTATTTTATGAACAGTGCAGAACGACGCGAGGCACGGTATCAGCGTCGCAAGGCCGCACGAATGGAAAAGAAAGCCGCCGCGCTCCGGGAGTACGGAGATTTTGAGACGGTTTTCTCATTCGAGCGGCTCTATGAGAGCTACCGCGCCTCCGTCCGTGGCGTTGGGTGGAAAGCGAGCACACAGCGATACAAAGCCGCCTCGCTTGCCAACGTCACAAAGACACACGAGGAATTGATAGCCGGGAGATACCGCTCCAAGGGCTTTTACGAGTTCGATATTGTGGAGCGGGGAAAGCCGAGGCATATTCGGAGCGTCCATATCTCCGAAAGAGTCGTGCAACGGTGCTTGTGTGACTATTGCCTCGTGCCGATGCTCTCCCGGTCGTTCATCTACGACAACGGCGCGAGCTTGCGCGGCAAGGGGTACGATTTCGCCGTATCCCGGGTGACGCGCTTTCTTGCGGAGCATTACAGAAAACACGGACGAGAGGGCTACGTCCTCGTATTCGATTTTTCAAAGTATTTCGATACGGCACAGCATGAGCCCGTTTTTCGAGAGTTCGAGCGGAGCGGCATCGACGACCGCCTCGTCGCGCTCTCGAAATATTTTATTCAGAACTTCGGCGACGTGGGGCTCGGCCTCGGGAGCCAAGTCTCACAGATTGCCGCGCTTGCCCTGCCGAACAGGATAGACCACTATATCAAGGACGTGCTCGGCATGAAGTATTACGCTCGCTATATGGACGACGGGTGTATCATCAGCGAGTCAAAGGAAAAGCTCGAGATTTGCCTCCGGGAGCTCCGGCGGCTATGCGCCGAGCACGGTATCCGCCTCAATCCGAAAAAGACGCAGATTATCAAGCTCACGCGCGGCTTTACATTCGTCAAGGTGCGCTTTCGATATGGCGCAAACGGGAAAGTCGTCCGTCGGGCAACGTACAAGGGTATCCGGCACATGAGGAAAAAGCTACGCATTTTCCGGCGTTGGGTGGACTCCGGCAGAATGACGGCGGCGGACGTGGAAACGTCCCTCGTATCATGGCGGGGACACATGAAAAGATTTCACTCGTACCACATGGAGCAGAGCGTCGAGCGGCTCTATCGTGAATTATTTAAGGGAGGGTAAGCTATGGAATATGTCGTTTATCGGCGCTTTAAGGCCGAGGGCATCGACGGAGCCTTTAACCTCCGATACGGGACGACCGTAACGGAGCGGGACGGCTTTCTATTTGCCGCTGACGGGCGGAAGATTTGCGCCGCAACGTCTGAAAACGGATGGGAGCATTTCAGACCAAACACGCCGGAGGGCGCGTATCGTCAAAAGATGCTCGACGGCCTCTATCACTATTACGGCAAGCACGAGGGCGCGTCGGACTTCGACCCGGAGAAATGGGCGGGGGCGGAAAATCTGTATTGGAAAAACCTCCTCCGCACGATGAACACGCAGGAACTCGAGGAGTTTTATAAAAAGCGGCTCGGAGAGCTGCCGAAAATGGAGGGATAACGTATGTATGCTATCAAAAGCGGCGGAAAGGTCGTCGGCTACTCCGATACCGTTGTCTATGTCCGCCTACACGAAAACGGGTGCTATGTCCCGTGCGACGAGGCGGAGGCCGGGGGCTTTTGCATCAAGACGGCAATCGACCGCAAGGACGAGGAGACGGGCGAGACGACGACATATCTCGAGGACTTCGTTTACGCTTTCGCCGACGGCGGGCTCCTCGGTATCGAGCCGGTCGGCTCCGTGGAAAATGTGAGCGGTACGCTCATGCTCGCCGAGAACGATAAAGTTCTCGATATTCTGTTAGGGGGTGCGGCGGAATGATTACCGTTGAAAAGGCGAAAAAGCTCCGGGCAATCATCGAGCGGGCAGTCGCCGCGCTCGAGCTCGACAACGAGGCCGCGCTTGAGTGCGTCGAGCTTTTTCCGGCATGGGAGAACGGCAAGGCGTACACCGTCGAGACAAGAGTGCAGTACGGCGGAAAGCTCTATCGTTGCGTACAAGCGCACACGTCGCAAAGCGATTGGACTCCGCCGGTCGCCCCCCCCCCTTTTGGCGGCGGGACGGGGGGGCCCGCGCCCCCCGAGCGCGGA